CACTTTTCAAATAAACGATTTAGGCCAAGAATTTGACGACAAAAACAATTTAAACAACGAAAACTTGATTTGTGAGGACCAAATGTTTCTATTAAAAAATGAATGTTTGTCAAGAGAAGCCCAAATTATAAATGTTCAATTCCTTTTGAATACGTTCTTGGAGCGAAGAGATGAGTTCTATTTCGAGTATTTGGACATCGAGGGGAAGACCGTCACGAATTGTATGGACCATTTTATGACTGGAATAAGGAATGAGATGGCACGAACGACGAGATTACTTAACATTCAGCAAAACAAAGCAATGGATCTTAGGAAAACAATCGAAGACAAGAAGAAGGAACTTGAGGAGATAAAGAATCCACGAGATACTACGACACATACACCTGATTTAAGCACACATGTCACATACAAAAGTCAAAACGAGAAAAGCGAAAAGAAAATTAGAAAAAAGAAACACGCAGTACACTGGTACAATCACGGTCTGAGAAAGTAGAATCCTCTTGGTGTGTCGTCAGTTATACCTACGGGGGTGGTTGGCCAGAGTCGGTTCTTGTCTGAGTCTGTCCTTTCGCGAAGATCGAAGTTTTGGACGAAAGTCTCTTCAAAAGAAGGGAACTTCGTAACGTCGATTGTCACGCCACCTGACTTGTAAAGCCAGTCGTGAGGTAACTGAGAAGGAGTTTTTCCTAGCTCATCGGTGATAAAAATGAATGCATCGCGACATGTATTATAAACATATCTTGAGCATCCCATTGCAGCAGTAGCAATTCCAACTGCGGCGGCAGCGGTTGCTTCGAGATCGCGGGTTCTCTCTGGATAGAGGAAGTGTGCTAATAGTTCAGCTTCATCGCGGTAAGATATTCCTGATCGGTTGCGGTACGATAGGAGTTCTACGTCTGATAGGCGGGTGCCTGCGGATGTTTTGTCGGCTGAAAGATCTGCATTAAAGCGTCTCTTTGCTTCGGTTTCGAGGGCGGATAGGAACGACTTCTTGTCATGGTGGAGTACCATTTCGGCAAAAGTAACGAGTGAATCGTCACCTTGAACGAAGATGTTGAAGTGTTGGCTCTCGATGTTGATTTGGAGCGACGAAAGGCACGTGAGAAGCATGATACAGTTAACGAATGAATCAAGTAGCTGGGTTTGTTGAAAACCTGAGGCTATTCCATTGAAGGACCATTGATATACGTTTCCTGATTGAGCTCTGATTGGCATATGTTTGACCTGATCGGTCATCCATTCCCAGAGGGCTTCAATTTGGTGCGACTTTGTTGTCGTCTCGGGGTAGATATTGGTCGGCTCGTAGCCTGCGTCAAAGTCAAACCAACTACGCCACATGGTGTGGACATCGTCGATGATTGAGTGCAGTGCTTTGTGATCAAAGCCTGACCAGTCAGCGGAGATAACTCCGTTAACTTGTGATCGGGAGTGGATATAAGAGTACATCTTTTTCCATCCTCCTCGGATCGTTTCAAACCCCCAGAGCATTGGTGATCGAACGTTTCCATTGAGATATTCTTTCTGGAGTGGCCAGATGAACATATTCTCTGCCATTAAAAATAGCTTGGGAACGCCGAATACGGCTCGGTTCTTGGGTGGTTTTTCTACCTTGGTAATGTGGGCACGGGTGTGAAGACTCGCGAAATAGTAAGGGCGCGGGATCTTTCTGAAGTTGACAGTTGACCAAAATGGG